AACTCCAAAAAATTTAAAGGATACATATAGAGGGTTACCCGAGCATATACCCGAACCATTATGGATTTTGGCCGACTCAAAAGTCGCTCAACCTTTACCATTTACGACATATGTCGATGCTCATGTCCTCTTGTTACTACTCTGCTATATTTCAAGTTTGCCCCACAAGAGGTATATGTATCCTTCTTTTAACTTATAAAAACAACTTTCTTACCGGCTGTTTTATTTGTGAATACTTCTATGGAATCAACTAATGTTGAGATTCCATCCTGATTAGTTTTATACACATTAATATCACCTTCGTTATCTCTAATGTGTTCTAATCTTTTAATAATATTACTTATACGCATATGTTTATTATTTAAAAGTATACACTTAAATTATTAGTGACTAAAGACTTTCTAACAACTCTTTAACCGTTTCATCTACAACAATGTTACTATAATCGGGCATATTACTAATTGTATGTATTGTACATAATTGTAAATTATTACTAATACAATAATTTAAAATTTCTTTTTGTACCCAATTACTATTTATCGAAGGCTCGTTATTTATTATAATAACTCCTCCGATCTGATTTTTGCATAAGTAACAATCGTTGAATGAAAATTCAATTTGACCTTTTTGATTTACGGAAGGGTCAATCTTCTCTACTGTTAATCTTTTAAATTTTACCATATTGATTATGTTTAAAATTAATATCGTTGTGTGTCGGGATTCGAACCCAATTACGTAATCTTTCATACGCAGCCTCCAGGATCACACTTCAGGTTGTTTTATACTCTTTTGTATATCCTTTACTTTTTACACAGTTTGAATAAAACTTCCAACCCATATATCGCCGTGTTTATTTGTAAGAGGAGCGATATAATTTGACCTCTTCGTTAGGGGCTGAAGGATTAACCTCCAGTCCTCCACCACTGACCTTTTAAACCACAGGTTGGCCCAGATTTCGTAAAATGGTATTAGACTAATATACCCTATTTCATCTGAGCTAGGCTTCACTTTACTTACTATATAGATTCAGCTACTATATAATCTTAGGTTTTATTGGTTGTCAGCACCAGGGCTTTTTTTGCTCTCGATGTAACATGCCCATTTGTTACACCAACAATGGTTGACTTAGATTGCAATATACAGACCTGCTCCTGCAGTACGCCTTTGCATTAGGGCTACATCCATACTAAGTCAATTCCACCACTGACCATTATAAATCGGAATCATAAAGATTTATATTTGGCTCTGTATGCCAAATCCATCTAAAATCATCCTTCTTTTTCTCTTTCTTTTTCATTAGAAAGGCAGGTCATCAGCACCTGTTGAAGTCTCAGTAACCGGAGTAGCTGCTACGCTAAGCGGATCTGCAGGCTTTTCTACATCAGCCTGTATAGGGCGCTCTAGAAGATCATTCTTCCAAAGCTTAATCTGAGACTGCTCTACACTCATAGGTTCAACAAAAATACCAAGAGAGCTTACTTTCGTATAACCCTTCTTGTCGTAAACAACCTTCAAGCGAAGTTTTGTAGATTCTGTCAAATATGATTTTGCGTTCTCAAATTCGTTTTGAACCCAATTAATCATTTCGATAAACGAAGATCCTTCAAAATCTCCATGTTTTCCACAAAATGCATCTATAACCTGCAGAATACGACCGAATTGCTGATCATCACGCTTCTGAAGTTCTTCATCAGTCTTGATCCACATATTCTTCTCGTTTTTCCACTCTGTCATAGTTGCTGTCTGACCGTTTTCATTCTCAAAGATAATCTCCAAGAAATCACGACCATTCTCAGTTTTGTTTACATTAACCTCTTTCAAGGTTACATTTTCATTGATGCCTACAGGCATATAGGAGCTATTAAACTCCTCATTGTTTGTTGTTGCTGTTCTAGTACTATACATAATTTCCTCTGACTTAAAGTTCTGTCCAATCGTTTTTATTAGTTGACTTATCCATAATGCGTGGTGCAAGACACAGGACTATACCTGCTATAATAACACTACACAATATAATTACATCTCCTGTACTCATGGTTCGGGTTTATAAACACGCTCCCAATAGGTTGTTATAGATCCATCATCATTTCCGGTCGCAATGACAATGTCTCGACCCGCGATATGTCTAGCGCGAGCCTCCATGATTGTGCCATCACCTCCGGATTTAAAACTAATGTGTGTCTCATTGTCTTTCCTATAGACGTATCCGACTGCATCAGCCATTCCGCATACGATTTTTCCCAGTTTTCCAACGAGGTCGATTTCTTTGGCGTTAACCTCTTCTCCGTCTTTATCGGTGATAGAATCTTTGACATGCCCTATTAGAATAAATTCATCACAAAGGTCCTTGAACATATCAATTACCTTCTTTACTGCATCTCGTAGATATTTGTAACCGGCACCTCTGGCCAATGTTGTAACATCGTTTCCTTTCCAGTTTTTGCCTAATTCGGTCTGCCTGTAAAGGCTGCATGCGTAACTCATACAAATGTCTTCAAGACGCGTTGCGTTATCAATTGTTATATGTTTATAAAAATTATGTCCTACTTCTTCATTCTTAGCTCGAATGGCTTGTGCAATTTCCCCAAGGTCATTAATGGTACGTGCTTGTATAGCAAGTGCATCAATAAACTTAGATCCGCCTTCTAGGTCTATTATGAGATTATTCTCCAGTTGTGCTACTGCACTGGTCTTTCCAGATTTGGGCAGCCCGTACAATATTAAATACTGAGGATTCATCGAAGTTGCAGGAACTTTATTAGTAGGTAATACTATCATATGACTTATAGTTCTAATTATAAAATATTAATCTTAATATCGGCACCAATGGTGTTGAAAATATTAATGATAATATCCTTTTTCTTCGGAGTCAAACTGTTAATGAAACTAGCATTGTTAAAGTTACTATAGCTATAGGTATCAAAACCAATCTGAATCTCATCATCGTAAAAAATGATGGGTGTACCATCCGAAAGTGTGTACATCTTATTCAAAGCATAAGGAATCTTATTTAAATAGATCTTCTTGTACTTCTTGTAATTGGCAAGGAACAAAATAGCCTTATCAAGATCACTTGTATATGAATTTGCACCGAGAAGAATATCGTCAGTGTTATTAATGTAAGTGTTGCTCTTGTTCAACAAATAACTATTCTTCTTAATTACATCAGAAATAATAATGTCATCAAGAATCTTAGAGTAATTGGGTTTGCTACTAGTGTGAAAAAAGTTAAACTTGTTGTTGTCGTTCTTACCAAAAGTATATGTTGTAATCATAATTCAGCCTAAATTTAAAAGTTAATACTTGCCATCTAAAGCATTAACGTTCTACCAGATTATTAAACGCCAAGTCATTCTCGAATTCAAGAATACAAGGTTTACCAGCATCTCTGTTTTTCAACATATGCATGTAAACTTTGTTTTGTGTAGGTAATCGGTTTGGACCGTATTCTTGGATATTCAATATTTCTGGTCTATGCATAACAAGCACATAATCGCTTGCCTGAAACATTGCATCAGATGACGATAAATCACTTCTCATCGGGTAATGACTCGATGGGTTGTTTATCCTTTCTGAAGATTCGATATTACGATTCATTTGTGCGATCTGTACTATTGATGTCATTGGATACTTTTTTGCTTGTATAAATACTCGCTCAAGTTCTGACGTTGTTTCTATTACAGAACCAACTTGTTTTGTCAATAGCGTATGATCATAAAAGATAATGAAATGTTTTTTCGTACCTTTTACGTATGTATCATAAAATCTTTTAATAATTCGTTCTACCTCTGAAGGAGTACCCGGATCATCTACAAAGTAAATAGGATATTCCTTCAGTTTGTTGGATACTGCAATGACTTTTTTAAAAGTTTCTTCATCGAGGTTCGTCTCCGAACTATACAAGGCAGAAGTAGTTTTTCTTAATTTATTAGAAAGCGTTCTTCCAACTTGCCTAAATCCAACCATCTCTAACGAGAAATTTAAAACGATTATATCTTCGTCTGGATTCAAATCAATTATGTCGGTAGTCATCTCATTAACAAATGAGGACTTTCCACTTCCAGATATACCAGCTATGGTGTAAACGGTATTTGGTTCTATACCTCCCATACATTGCTTATTAAACTTCTTCCATCTAGTTTTTAGAGATACAACACTGTGTTCTCTTCGTCCTTCAATATAGTTAATTGCTTCTTGAGCAACAACTGACATTGGTCGAACTATATTAGATAATGTCTGTTCCATAAGAATTT